ACTAAACAAGGTAATGATTCTAACTTACCAGCGTATCTAAAAAAACCATTCTCTGACATCCAGTATGCAGCACCATCAACTTCTACACATGCATTCTGTCCAACAAGTCCACAGTTAGTTCCAACTTGTGCAAATGCAAATGTAAACGGTTGACCAACAAAACGTTGTGTGAATAATGCTGTGTCAGTCCAAACATAGATCGCATCCCTACCCCTGATTGCTCCTCTGATCTGTGATCCGTCAGCCAGTCTTTGTGTACCGGCTGTGTTAGTTGCTGTTGGTGTGTATGTGTTTATATCCTCTTGATCTGAGAATCTAATAAACATATCATCTTGTGTAGTCGTATCACCTATTGTTGTTTCTGTTCCAAAGAATACTAAGTGTCTGTCTGGTGTAGATACTATCATGTGTCTTGATGCAGTTGGTGCACCAGATATAATTGTTGCTCTTGTATCTGTTGCATTTGACAAACTTGAGTCCCATTCAAAACATGCACTATCATGAATTAAACAAATTGCTTTGTCACCAAAATTATCTAATGACCACATCCCTGGTTCAAGGACTAAGTCACCTGATGCAGCTTCACCCCATGCAACATAGTCAGATGTATTTGTTACAGTAGCTCCATCACTATGTGCTGCTCTTGTTGTTCCTCTAACAGCTCTGGTAATTCCTGTTAAATTATTTCCTGAAACACCAGTGTAAGATATTTCTTCTGTGCCTACTTGAATAAAATTAGTTCCTGAAGATGGAAAGTTAGTTGTGCTTGTAAGTGTAATACTAGTTCCTGATCCTCCAGTTCCAAAATCGTTATCTCCAAGCGCTCCATTTAAAGTTGTTGTGATTGCACCAGCAGCTTCACCACCCCAAGACCCTAATCCCCAACCAAAACCTTTTGCTTGCACAGCTGGACCCACAGTGTAATATTTTTGTATTCTAATACCACCTGATGTTGTTGCACCAGACCCTGTTTCGTTTGAAGGCATTGTAATTGTAGCAGTGACGTTGGTTGGTGTTGATGCAACCATAAATTTTTTATCATCAAAATCTGATGCGCTAAAATCAGAATTTGTAATGGCTGTAAAATTATCCATTAACAATATATCACCAGGCACTAAATTATGTGCACTAGAATAAGTTATGGTTACTGTTGGTGATCCATTAGTCGTGGTAAATGCATTTGTAAGCGTAGTTGTAGATTCAATAGGATGTATGTCATAAAATACACCACCTGAGTATGCATATAAAATTCTATTTGTCCCTATGATAGCATATTTTCTAGATAAACTATTAATGAAATGATGTAATCCTCGACCTGCTCCAGTTAATTCATTTTCATTTAATGTACCTAATTGATTCCAACCACCTATTTTTTCTGTTATTTGTTATCTAAATCTAACATTATCACAATCTACCCATTGTCCCTCTGCTCCTGTAGGTGTACTTTGCTTATTAATACCTGGTTGAAATCCTATTTTTTGTAGCATATAATGGTGTATACTATATACTTAAAAAATATGAAAGTAATAAAAATATGCTAACGACAGACAAAGAAATCATATCTAGGATAGATGTTGACTATATTTTTGTGTCTGGAAACATAAAAAATATAGATAGTGACTATTTTATAAAACAAATAGATAAGGGTATTTCTGAAAATGATAACCTTAGTTTTAAAACAAATGTAAAAGGCTTTCACACAAAATTTCACTACTTTAATAACGATAAAAAATTTATGGAAATATTGAGTCGTATCTTAAATCAACTGGATACTTTAAAATATAAATTTAGGCCGTTTAGTTTAAGAGAAGCTTGGGGTATAAAACTGGGTCTTACAAACTACACTCAACTTCACGATCACTATAGTCAGTATTTATCAGGAGTTCTTTATTTAAATGATAGTGAACAAGAGTTAATATTTCCTGCAATTAATCAAAAGGTTAAACCTGCTAAAGGTAAGTTTGTTGTATTTTCTTCTTTCTTAGAACATTACACACTTAGAAATTTAGAGAATGAATATAAATATGCTATTCCTTTTAACTGGCAGCCTAAAGGCATAATAGATTAAACTTTTATTTTTATATTTCCACTTACAGTGATCCTATAATCATCACTAGTGTAAAAAGGAAATACTGTGTGCATTTGTTTTGCATTAAATAAAAGCATTTTACCTTCGAATGTTTTATCTACATCAAGAACATTTAACATTATTTTACCTTTATAATCTGTATTTAAAAAACCAAATTTTGAAGTTTGATTACTATTATCTTTACTTAGTTTAATTTTAAAACATTTTTCTTCTTCTTTTAAATCATAAGGTATTTGTATAAATATAACAAAACTTAAAACTCCTGTATGAGTGTGTGGAGGATTAAATTCATATTTTTTTTGAAAGTTTACCCACATAGTATCTAAATAAATAGGTTTACCCTCTGACAATATATGAGACGGTAATTCTTTTTGTATTGTTTCATGTTTACAACAAGTCATTAAAAATTTTATAAACTCTAAAGAGGATTCTTCTATTTTATATTCTTCTTTTATGTGACCAATTAAACGGTCATTATAAAACGCTTGATCTTGTTTAGCTTTAAAACATCTGTCTTTTATATCTCGCATAATATTTTCTGGAACATCAAATATTGCAGCATTTCTATATTTTAAAACTTCGTTTAAATTGTCCATAGTTATGTACTACACCTCGATAATTCTATTAAAGGATATTTCATAGCTCTATTTTTACGCTTGTCTCTTTCTGCAAAACCAAAAAAAGCAACCATAGTTAATCTTTCTTTAGTTCCAAAATCTTTTACACCATGATCTAAACCTGTATCAAATAAAATCATACTATTTGGTATGGCATTGTAACATGCAAGTTCTTCAAACTGACTATTGTGTTTATGAACTGCTTGTTTAAATGCATCTGTTTTCATCATTTCAGGATTTTTGTAACACTTACTTTTAAAATCTACATATCCTTCTCTATCTACAGAAATGCCTTTAGGTCTAAAAATACTAGTTCCAGCTTCAACATCACCATCTAAATATAAAATCATTGCAAACTCAAGTGTTGAATGATCTTGATGAATAAATCCAGGACCAGGATATATTTTAGGATCTGTTTTTTGAAAATGCATGTTTGCACTCCATGACATATCTATGTAATCATTTGGAAATAAAATAGCTGCTATTTTTCTAGTAGTGTTTTGAAAAAACAAAGGATCTATTTCATGTAAAGGTCTTGTTCGATGGCCTGGATAAGTTCCAATATTTGGTAAGTATTCTAAACTATTTGCCCATTCTTTAACTAAATCAAATTTTTTAAAAAAATTATCAACACGTATAGTTGGATAAATCATATATTTTCTTTCACAAGTATAATATTCCAATCTAGTTTTGAAATCAAGTCATTTAAAAATACTACTTTTGTATCATTGTTTTTTAAATACTCATGTAATTCTTCAACATCCACTAAAATATATTGGTCTTTTATATCAAAAACCATTTTGTCTGCTTTAGTTTTAAACGACCCCCCTTTAGCATTTTTAATAATAGGTCTTAAATCAAATTTAAAAGATTGATTTGATCTACCTTTTATAATTCCTTCAACATTCCAAAATTCTCTTTTTCTTTGTCTATCTGTTGCAAGTTTATAGTCTTCCAAATATCTTTCTATAAAATCGTACATTATCTAAGAGGAGGACCTAAACACCAAATAACTAATGAGTGTCTAGTGCCCTCTGTTACTGGATTGACTTTATGATATAAAGTAGATGGAAATACTACCACAGTTCCTTGTTTTTTATATTCCTTACATTCAGATTGACTTAAATGACGATCTTCTTCTCTTTCATATAGCCTGTTATCAAATATAAGTTCTCCACCTTTATAATCTTTAGAATCATTTAATGAAATTATAACAGATAATTTTCTATCTTTTCCTCTCCATTCTTTTGCATGTTTTTCACCATAGGTTACTTGAAAAGCATCTTTGTGCCAAGAATAATATTGATTTAAACCATACTTAGTCATCTGTATAGGTTCAAACCAATCCCAATCATAATTCCAACCACCATTTTTATTAGCAGTGTTTACTAAAGGATTTAAAAAACTATATAAATCTTGATCTTGAAAAAAACATATTTCAGAATTTCTGTGTTTACTGTTGCCATAAACTATTTCCATATCGTTAGACACAGTGCCACCTTTATATAAATTTTTAGAGTGTTTTTCTATTATCTCTGCACACATGGCAGGCGATAGTGCCGATTCAAAAAACCAGTAATCATACTTTCTCATTAATTCTTTCTAAATTATATTTGAACCCATCCTTGTGTATTATCTGATTGATAAAGATCTTCATCCCAAATGTATGTATTCTCATCTTCAGGATAAGCAATAGGCGCTTCATAAGCACAAGTTTCTTCATTTAAAATCCAAGATGGAAAATTTTTAGGACCTATAAAAGCATCTCTAGATTCATCATAGGTATAACCTGGGCCAGGATAATTTTTTCTAAAAGGAGTTCCATCTAATACATGTTGTCCATTTAAAGTATTATATGAACATCTTTTACAAGTTTTGCCTTTTATATTACCATAATAGTCTTCCCAAGAAGCGTGAGGTGTAGGTACAGGATCATTTTCATTCTTACCAACAATTACTTCTAAAACCTCATTATCATCGTTCAAAAATGCGTAGTGTGCCATAGTTATACCGTAAATGTAATATTTCCCGATCCAGCTGTAAACGTTGAAACTTGTTGAGTTCCAACTGCTGTTGTTGAAACAGTATGTCCAGGATCTGCATTAAGTGTATATCCTTTAGGATATCTTAAAATTACGACTCCAGATCCACCGTTTCCACCATTTCGGTCTCCATTTCCGCCACCACCACCAGTGTTAGCTTGTCCGGCTTGGTTTCTTCCGCCGCCACCGCCTTGGCCGCCGCCACCACCGAATCCTCCGCCACCACTAGCTCTATAAACTTGTGTTGATCCATCAGCTACAGCAGATTGAATTCCAATTCCACCGGGGCTTCCGTTTGCTCCTCCAGCTGCGCCAGCTCCTCCGCCACCGCCGCCAGTGTTATTTGCTCCACCCACTGATCCTCCGGGGTTTCCTTGATTTGTTGTTCCTGAACCTCCACCGAGTTGTCCTTCAGCTCCACCGCCTCCAGATCCTCCAGATCCTGCTGCAAGCCAAGAAGGTGGTTCTCTGATAAATGCAGCACGTCCACCACCTATCGCTGTAACATCTGATTTAAATTGACTGTTAGATCCATTTGTAGTTCCAGAAGCTGCTCCACTTCCACCACCTCCAACTGTTACATCATAGTTTGTGCTTAATTGTGCTGCGAATGCAGATAAAACTGTGCTTGGACCACCAGATTGTTCTCCTGTGATTGAAGATAAATATCCGCCAGCTCCTCCGCCACCAGAATAATCTCCACCCTCTGTTGCTCCACCACCGCCGCCTCCGGCGATAACTAAATATTCAACATTTAAATCTTCTAAAGGTACAGATCCACCACCGAATCCTAATAATCTATATCCAAACATATTTTATTCCTCCTATTATACGTCGTTAGCAGCGTCAGTAGTAAAGAATAATTTAATTCCTAAAAGTTTTGCATCAGCAGTTAAACTATCTTCTGATACATCTCTTTGTATTTGAAAGAACACCTCTTCATCTGTGCTAGGTGAGCCTGCAATAGTTACTGCTCCACTTTCTGCTGTAACGTCTAAATCATTTGCTGTTCCACTATGAGCTTTTGCTGTTGGTGCAACCGCAGTTCCAAACGCTGTATTAATGCTATCATCATCTGCAATAGCTACACCATTCAATGCCCAAGAAACAGTTCCAGTGTTTGTTGAGTCTGCTGTAAAATAAGCTTGAAAAGTTACTGTGCCTTCATTCCATGATTTAGGGAAAGCAACAGCAAACTGTGCAAACTCATCTGAATCTTTGTCAAAATCTAAAGTTTTAATTTCTGGTCCATTCGATAATTCTACTTGTGCTATGTCAGCACAACCATTTGTAGTATTAGGGTACATTGCAGAAGCAGGCACCCATATTGTTTCTTTACCAGCAATTTTAATCGCTGCTGTGTTATCTCCTCCATCTACAGCTTGTGCTACTCCAGCTCCATTTGGAGATATTGTTATGTTTCCATTTGCACCATCAGTAATTGTAATATTCCCAGAGTTTGTTCCAGAATTTGTATCTAATACAAGATCGTGTGTACCACTTGTTGTAAGCGTTGCCGCCGCTGCTCCTGTACCTATAACCGTTTCTCCAGTTCCTTTTGGTTTAATAGCTATATCAATGTTTGAATCATCACCCGTTGCAGATAATGTTGGATCATTTCCTGTAGCAGCATTTGCAATTGTAAATTCGTTTACAGCAGAACCAGTAGCTGTAAGTAAAGCTAATTCGTTTCCATTAGTATCTAATATTGAAGTTCCTATTGCAGGAGATGTTAAAGTTTTGTTTGTTAAAGTTTGTGTTCCAGTAAGTGTAACATCACCAGCTGGTAATGTGTCTATATCTGGATTAGTTCCATCATTTGCAGTTGCAAATACAACTGCATCACCTTTGTCTCCTGCTGCAAAAGTAAAACTGTCTCCAGAACCTGAAGCATATTTAAATTGAACTGTATGAGAACCTGAAGTTGAATTTCTTAAAAAATAAAATGTTTGGACATCTAAAGGTATTGTTACGATTTGGTTTCCTGTAATTGTACCTGTAAATTCTATCATTCTGTGAGATAAAGTTGCACCAGTTGATCCATCAGAAACTGTTAATGCTGTAGTTTGAGCACCACCAGCTATATCTTGTGTTGTATACCCACCAGAAATTTGTTCTATGATCTGTAAATTAGTATTAGTTTTTGTTCCCCATGTACCGGCATTTTCACCAGTTGCTTGAAGTTCTACCCCTAAAGGTGTGTATGTTGATGCCATAATTTTTATCTCCTATGCAGCGTCAGTATAACTTGTATTTGATCCAGTTGCAACATCTGTATACGAAGAATTTGAACCTGTGTCAATGCTAGAATATGCTTGAATTCCAAACCCTGTTGCAGTGCCAAATTCAGCAACAGAAACTGTTGCTTGTTGACCTGTTAAAGTAGGTGATAAATCACTTCTAGTTGAAATAGATCCTACACTAAACGTAGAAGAAACACCTGTTATACCCATTACATCTGCAGGTGATAATGCTCCTTGAGATGATGTTATTGACTGACCTGTTAAAAGTACAATAGGGTTTGTAGTTATATCTGGACTACCTTGAGATACTGTTGCACTTACACCAGTTATACCCATAACGTCTGCAGGTGTTAAAGATCCAACTGAAGATGTTGCTGATTGACCTGTTAGACCCATAACATCTGCAGGTGCTAAAGATCCAACTGAAGATGTTGCTGATTGACCTGTTAAACTTAATGAAACATCACCAATTACTGTAGGATCACCAAGAGTTGTTGTTGCCTCTTGTCCTGTAACCCCCATAACATCTGCAGGACTTATTGATCCAATAGAGGATGTTAAAGATATACCTGTTAAAATTATGGCAAAATCATTTGCTTGACCCCAAGCTTCTTCACCCCAACTTTCACGACCCCAACCAACTTCGTTATAAGCTTCTAAAGCTCCAACAGATGAAGTTAATCCAAGGCCTGTTAATTCTACAGAGTTGTCTGTAACTTCTCCCCATTCACCAGCACTCCAAGTACGACCACCCCATCCTTGTTCAGGAAAAGCTGCTATTGTTCCAAGATCTGCTGATAAAGAAAAACCTGTAAGACTTACAGTTTCATCTGCAAGATTTCCCCACTCACCATCATTCCACTGTTTTGCACCAAAACCTGTAGTTAAAACTGTTGAACCGCCCCACTGAGATTGATCCCAGGTTAATCGGCCCCATCCTGAGTCAACCGACATGGTTGGCCTCCTATGCTATTCTGATGATCGCGTTTGAAGCGTCTGCTGTTGGGAATTGAATTGTGAAAGTTCCACTTGTTACAGTTTTATCTGCACCAAAGTCTATTACACAAACTGCTTGATCACTAGCTGCTGAGTCGTTGAATATTAAACAACCTCTTGCTGTAAAAGATGCAGAAGTAAAACTTGTATCTGCAAAATCACAAACAGCTGTTGATGAATCTAAAGTTGGAGTTACACTTGTTAGAGCATTTCCTTTTGCAGTGTAACCTGTTCCAGAAACT